AGGTGCGGCCATGAGCAAGCAAGATCGCGCAATCAGGCTGCTGAAGACCGTGCTTACCAACGCCGACCTTTCGGACATGTCCAGAGAGCATCAGGCAGCACTCGGCGTGATGGCCATCGCAGTGCTGGCAAACAAGGAGGAGATGGTCGACAAGGTCATTGAGAAGTTTGCGTTTGTGGAGAAGTTCGCAGAGGTGACCGAGCCGATCAGCGACAGTGTCGGAGCCGACGGGGAGGGGCAGTCGTGAGCGATAAGCCAAAATCAGTCGAGCAGAGGTTGTTTGAGGCAATCCAAGGCGGGCGGGGTGTGCGGCTGACATTCGAGGAAGTTTTCGACCTGGTTCGTGACGATGCGGTGGCCGTGCGAATTGGTAACACGGCCTACGCAGATGGCGGCGGTGACATGTCAGAACACGAACTGGCGGGCGACCATGGATCGATCGAAGCTGTGTTGAATTTCAGGGGAACATGGCAGCAATTCTGCCGAGCAATGGCCGACGGGGAGGGGCAGTCGTGAGCATTGAATGGCATGAGCACACAGCCGAGGAAGACGTGAGCTGTCAACTGTGCTGGGGAACGATTCGCAAGGGCTGGACCTGCTGCGAAAACACGACGGATTTCGACGGGCCGGACTGGTTCCACCCCGAGTGTCTGGAGGTCACGGAGTCGTGGACGCCGGAGCAATGGGACGACTATTGGCACGGTTGTTTGGACCTCGATGCGATCGCGTGGCCCAAGTACGACGAGCAGGGGAACGTGATCAGGAGCGAATCGTGAGCAGACAGAAAACCCTGTTCCCCGAGCCCCCGCCAGACGGGGACATCGAGTACATCGGCTAGAAGCTGCCGGGCGACTTTGCGGATTACATCCTGTTGGAGCCCGAGGAGGAGCCGGCAGATCTTGCCCCAGTCGAAGTGCGGTTAGTGCAGGCCAAGCCGAAGGTGAAGAAGTGACCACAGCCCCCCAGAGCAACCAGAACGCGGGAGCCAACGAGCGATCTTGCCGGTGGTGTCAGTTGTGGAACGCGGCATTTGCGGCGAGTCGGCTGCCCGTGTTCGCCGATCCGCCACCGTACACAGGACACCACTACACGGCGGCGCAACGACTCCGAGCGGCGGCCGTCGACATGATGCCAGATTTGGCCCGACGAAAAACCGACTGCCCCGGCTGCCAGCGATCTGCCGAGATCTACCTGGGCGACTACCTCGGGGATGAGCGCAGGGAATGGCGGCAGAAGCTGGTGGGCGACAACAGCACGAACAGAGCGCTGTTTAAGCTGGGGCCGGACGATTGGAAGATGGAAGGAGCAGGCAATGCGGGCTGAGTTAAGCGGCACCTACAGCACGAATGGGCGAAAGTTTGTCGTGCAGGTAACCGTTGCGGTGAACGAAGTAATCAACGACACGCAGCAACTTCCGGCCAGTACCAAGGACATCCTTCCCGAGCACAGACGGGAGATCATCGCAGTGATGCGGACTCTGGCCGAGCGGATTCATAAGGAGGGTCAGCAGTGAAGCGCATCAAACCCATCTTGGCAGGCTACCGCGTCCGCGATGTGGTCCTTCGCGGGGCGTCGTACCTGATCCGGCGATTCATCTGGGCTGTCTACGATCCGGAGGAGGACGAAACAATTCTGGTGGCACAGTTTGAATTCTGCCGACTTGCCAAGCAGGACGGCGTCAAGGTGTGGGAGACGATCCGCACGCCTCAGAAGATTCGTGGGCTGGTCGACGAAGCCCGGAGGGAATGGACATGACCCGCGACCGCACCTTTTACCGCAGGCTTCGCGCCGGCCCGCAGTCGATGACCCCGACAGCCGACAGGCGGAAGCGGGAGGCAGCCGGAACCAGTTGCAGCGAGAGCCGGGCGAAGCCGGACATGTCGGCGATCCGGCTGAAGACGCTGGAGGCACTGATTCCCCAGGGCGACCCCGAGCAGCAGCGGGCTTTCGTCCAGGGCGATCCCGACAAGCTGCGGCAATGGCGACTTTCCCAGATGGCTGCCCTTGGGTTCGCGGTAACCGAATAACCTTGACGCGTTCCCGCCCTTCGCCCACAATCGCTGGTGGAGGTGCCGAGATGGAAGCACAAGCGGTGGTGGGGAGTGAGGCGGGGAAACTGAGTGGCCACGACGTGCGGCGGGTGATGCTGCACGTGGTGCAGATGGCGGCGGGGACCGGGCTAACCGTGTTGGCCGAGAATCTCGGTCACCTCGGCTTGGGGCCGTGGCAGCCAATCGCGGCGGTCGGTGTGACAGCGGCTATCGATCTGCTGCGGCGGTGGGCTACCAGCACGGCGGTCGTGCCGGTGGAGCCCGGGAAGTGAACACGGTGATCACCCTCGTGGCGCTGTCTGTGGCGATGCTCGCGCAGGTCGCTCCCGTGCTGGCGACGGTCACGGATGGCGGCGGTGGTGGTGTGGCGGCTGTCTCACCCGGTGCCGTATTCGAGGCCCTGAGGGACGTGTTGAACGTGGGCCTGATCGGGATTCTGGGGTACGCGATCCGGTGGGCGGTGGTCAACCTCGGCCCCAAGGTGGTCGAGGCTGCGGACCGGCATAACAGTCTGATCGCGAAGCTGGAGGGGGCAATCGACCGACTAGAGCAGCAGCATCAGACGGTCCAGCGGGACATCAAAGAACTTCACCAATCCTGCGCAAACTGGAAGCCAAAGGCATGACATCCGAGCAAGTTGAAACCGGTCTGCGACAGGCACTGTCGGCCCTCCCGCCCCCGGCAGGAATTCCGCCCGCGTCCAATAACCCGAAGATCCAAGAAGTTGCCAACGCCATCATGCAACGGGTGATCGACATTCTGGCGGCGCTGGCCATCGTCGGCCCCCCGTCGCCAATCGTGCCGACTCCGCCCCCGCCGAGCCCGACGCCATGAACTGGCCTAGACTGATCACACAAGCATTGTCAGTGCTCATGACTGCAATCGCCTCGGGGAACCTCGGTCGCCTCACTACGGCCGACGGCAGTCCCGGGGAGATCGCGGTCTGGGCTGGCATTCCCGCATTGCTGGCTGCGGCTGGCGGTGTGGGGCAGGCGTTTCTTGGGAAGCCCTCGGGAGACACTGCCAAGCCGGGCAGCCCGGGGCATCGCGAGGTGTGCCAGAGCGTCTACGAGTTGGCGGTTGCGTGCGAGTGGGACCGGCTTACGGCTGTCGTCAAGGCGTGGCAAGCGACCAATCCGGAGAGCCCCAAGCCGTGAGACTCTGCCTCATCGTCCTCCTGCTGGCGGTCCTCGGGTGTGCTCCCGTGCGAGACTCCTCGCGCGACACAACCCCCCCGCCTGCACGGGATGAGGTGGAGCAAGCGGCCCGGGAATTCCGTCAGACCCTGTTCCGCGAGTTGAGCGAGCGAGCAGCCCGAACATCCGAGACCGACCCGGGGGACTGGGCCAAGGCGGCTGAGGCATGGCGGGGTGAGCAGGTCGAGGCGCGGCGGGTGGCCAACGAGCGGCTTGAGGCGGCGATTCTCCGGGCTGCCGGGGAGCAGGAACGATGGGATCGCGAGCGGTGGCGGTCGGTGCTGATGAGCCTTTCGCGGGGGTGGGCTGATGAGTGATTTTGATGGCGTCGAGTGGTTTACCGGGGACTACCGATCAGATCGGAGCGATGGAAATTCGGAAGTTGTGCTGTTTTCCGATGAGTCCATGTGGCCGAGCAGGCTTCCCACGGTCCTATTGATCGATGCGGGACTTCAGCCGGGCGATCACTTCTGGTGGCGGCGGAGCGGAACTGAGTTGCTGATCCGCAAGCCGCTGTCGATGGGCGACATGGTCGAGCACATGAAGGGGGCGGCGAATGTCTGAGCACGGGTTGGGCTGCCTTGAGGCATCATCCGCCGAGATCGGTCTGGTCGACTCGGTCTGCAGTGCTCCGCCTGCATTCGATGGGGACATCCCCGAGACGCTGAACGCGAGGCGGTGGTTGCGGGTGAACGATCAGGGGCTGCGGAATAGCTGCTGCGGGAATGCCGTCGACAAGGCCCTTGAGCTGTCGCGGCTGTTTGACTTGGCGTTCCAGTCGCAGCCGGAGGACCTGTCGGCCCGCTGGTCCTATCTGGCGGCCCTCGATTGGGCGCAGACCCTCTATCGTGGCGACAACGGCGTGAGCATCGAAGCGGGCGTGATGGCATCGCGGGACGTGGGTGCCGTGCTGGAGAGCGAGTTTCCTTACTGGCGACAGGGCGAGGCGTTCGACCGTGAACTACCGCAGGATCTCTTAGGACGGGCTGGGCAACATCGTGTGCAATCCGTCGCAAGAGCCAACACGGGGGAGGAGGTGATCCAACGGCTTGGGGCAGGGATCGGAGCGACCGTCTTCGGGATGTACTGGACGGGGCAAATGGTCGAGTATCGGGGCGGGATCATCGACCGTGTTCCGGCTGGTCGGTCCCTCGGCGGCCATGCTGTGTGCGCGGTCGACTACGAGCGGTCCAAGGGTTTGATTTGGGTGGCCAATTCTCACGGGGAGCGGTGGGGGGATCGCGGGTGGTTCGCGGTCACCGTCGACACGATGACGCAACTACTTTCGCAGCCCTTCGGCGCGTACACGGTGAGCGGCGTGCAGGGATTCAAACCCCGCAAATTCAACTGGCAAGGATTCATGGCGTGAAGACGATCATCCTTTTGGCAGCCCTCGGCCAGTTTACGGACCCGGGGCCAATCCAGACACGGGGACAAACGGGGACTACTCACCCCCGGGCACCGATTACAGCGGAGGGGGGTACGTCATCAGCCCCCCTGCTCGCGCCGGCGCTTCCCCGCGTCTGGATGGTCACGAGCAAGGCATGCGGGCCGTGCCAGCAAGCCGAATTGTGGATGAGGGACAACGGGTTTCCGTTCCAGGTCATTCGCACGGCACCTTTGGAAGGCGAGGCAACGCCGACATGGAAATTTCAGGGTGCCAATGGGGAGTGGTGGCAGGTAGTCGGATGGCAGGGACGCCCAACGGTCGAGCATCTTGTCACCCAGTATGCCGAGAAGAATCCCCGCACTGAGCCCGTAGCAGCCCCACGGCGAGCCCCAGAGGCAGAGTCGACCGTTGAGACGATCCGCAGGTTTGCCGGGCGTGGCGGGCGGTTTGTGTTCACGCCAGACCAGCCCCAGACCGCGACGGTTACGGACGGCGTTACGCTGCAAGTCGGTGAGATCCGGGGGCGTTACGATCTGACGGGGCCGGAGCCGAAGATCGTTTTTGACACGCCGACGCCTCGGGGAACGGTGGAGAAATTTGGCCTGGGGATCGGCTACAGGGTCGAGGGTGCTGTCTGGTCACCACCCCGCAACGAGGTGCGAGTCGCCACGAATTGGAAGACCATCAGGATTTCGCTCGAATGACCGTTGACGGACTCGCGACTCAGCTTGAGATCGACTACTGGGCCAACAACTCGACCCGGGTGGCGTGCGGGGAAGAAGTGTCGCAGGATGAGGCGTTTGTTGCTCGCGCTCATTTGCCGGTTCTGTGTCGGCACACTGCACGAGCAGCGGCGAGGTGGGGACGAAAGTCGCATCGGCCCGCGAGGTTTCAACCGCCCTTCGTCGCGGACACAGTGGCAGCGGCGACGGAACGCCAGATGCGAGCCGACCCGACATGTGGTATTTTGATCGAGACCATCGGCTGGCTGTTGCTGCGGCAGTTGTTGCAGAATCTCGCGTGGCGGTTCGCCTTGTGGCTGTTCTCGGATTCGACGAGTGAAGACCGGCCCGACCTACTTTGCAGGATGGTGGCAGATTGAACGGATACTTGGTGGCTGAGCCGCAGGACTGGCAGGCGTCGGTGTGGCACCTCACACAATTCGTGACGCTTCCCCCTGGGTGTGCCTCGGTTCGTGCGACGGTCAGCCCGGCAGCCGAGATCCGCGAGTCTCCGCAGTTGGCCTGTGACATTCGCCTTGTGTTCCGTAATGCTGAGGGTGTGCAGATTCCAGGGGGTGGGGCTGCGATCCAGGCCCGGCCACAATTCGCCGAGGACGAGCCAACGCCTGTCACTGGTCACGAGCAGGGCCAGCCCCCGGGCGTGTTTCCGGCGAACTCTGGGGCGTTCGCCTACGTGATGGAGGACTCGCCAGCGGTCGAGCAGGTGCCGTATGCGATCACTGCAGGTGTTGAGTTTCGGCTTTCGCACATGCAGGCTATCTACGTGACGGCGGCCGTAACTCTTGAGGCGTTCGGGTCAGATCGCAGCCCTCTGGAGATCGGATAGTGCCAGCGACCTTCGTTCAAGAAGCGGGGCAGATCTTCGCCTCGGCGGTCACACAATGGACGGTCACGTTTGGATCGGCCGTCACTGCGGGGAATGTCGTCGTCATTATGGGCCGCATGGGCACGGCCAATCGAACAATGGGCACTCCCGCAGGTGGGTCTGGTTCCTCGGGGACGTTCGCTTCCGTGCAATCGATTGGCGGCAACGCGGTTGGTGCGTTGGCCATGTGGTCGATGGTCGAGGCAGGGACCGGCGTCACGTCCTACACAATTACGATCAGCGGTGGACTCTCGGCGGCGGGTGTCATTCGCGCATGGGAAATCACAGGGCAGAACAGCGCGACTCCCGACAGTAGCGGGACTGGCACGCAGACCAGCACGACATCTCCCCAGATGGTTGACACGGGTTTGACCATCCCGTCGGGTGGAATCATGATCGGGGCGTTCAGCACGCAGGGCAGCCTGTCGTGGACTTCGGTCACGACTGCCCCGGCCAATTTCACGCAGTCTTACACGAGCACGACGGCCCCCGGGGCGTCGATGTGGACCGGCTACAACACCACGGCAGCGAGTGGCGTTACTGGGTCGGCAACGGTAACAACTGCCCGGGCAATCTGGGGACTGGGTGCGGTGTGGGCTGAGGCGGCAGCAGCGGGCGGACAGCCCTTTGCCAAGCGGTGGGGCGGGGTGCCGCATAGCGCAGGCAGAAATAGGAGGGTGTGGTAATGGCGGCAGGCGATGCATCGGCGTTCGGACGGAAGGGTGTGGCCTATCGGGTGACATTCCCCATTTACGACGCTGACGGGGATCTGGTCAGTGGGGCGACGGGGCTGGACTCGGAGGTCAGTAAAGATGGCGGCACGTTCACGGATGCGACGAACGAGGCGACCGAGATCGCCACGTCCAGCGGGATTTACTACCTCGACCTGACTGCTACCGAGATGAACGCCGATACGGTGGCGGTCATTGTCAAGACGAGCAGCAGTGGGGCCAAGACCACGGCGTTGGTCATTTACCCGTTGAAGGACGGGGACATCGTCGCGAATGCCACACAGTGGGGCGGGGCGGCGGTTACCGGCATGCCGATGCCGACCTACACCCAGCCCACGGGATTTCTCGCGGCGACATTCCCGGGGACCGTCGCCAGCACGACCAACATCACGGCGGCAAGTGGCATCAACATCGCCACTGGAGGGATTACCTCGGCATCGTTCGCAGCCGGGGCGATCAACAACGCGGCCATGTCGATCGACGGAAGCGAACTGACCGCGATTCCTTGGAATGCGGCGTGGGACACGGAGGTGCAAAGCGAGGTTCAAGACGCCATCGAGGTCAATCATCTCGACCACCTCTTGGCGGCGACCTACGACCCAGCGAGCCCGGTGGGCGTGGCCGATTCGTTGCTGAATGATCTGGTCGAGGACAACGGCACAGGAACGACCCGGTTCACCACGACGGCCCTCGAACAAGCGCCGGCGGGTGGTGGTGGCGGTGGTACGGACTGGACCACGGACGAGCGAACGCAGATCCGATCCATTCTTGGTGTGGCGACCAGCGGCACAACGCCAACGAATCCAACCGTGGGGATTCTGGACACGATCAGGGATTCTGTGCTGGCGGTCGAGGTGGACACGCAGGACATCCAAGGCAGGCTCCCGGCAGCCCTAGTAGCCGGTCGGATGGATGCCTCGGTCGGTGCCATGGCCTCAAGTGTGCTGACTGCCTCGGCGTTGGCATCCGACGCGGCAACGGAAATCGCGACAGCAGTGCGGACAGACCTCACCGTGGAGTTGGGCCGGATTGATGCCTCGATCAGTTCCCGGATGGCGACATTCACCCTGCCGACGCACTTCAGTTCTCTGGAGATCGCTGCAAATGGTCACGTGTCGGCCGTGGTCAAGTCGCTCGACAACAACGCCATCACGGCCAGCAGCATTCAGGGCGGAGCCATCACGGCGGCAAAGTTTGCTGCGGGTGCCATCGATGCCAACGCACTCGCGACGGATGCGGCAAGCGAGATCGCGACGGCGGTCTATACCGGCCAGATGAGCGAGAGCTACCGTGCGGCAGGTGTTGCACCGACATTGGCACAGGCCATGTTTGAGCTGATCGCACAGATGGGCGATTCGGCGATCAGCGGCACCACGAAGACGCTGAAGAAGATCGACGGCACCACGGCCAAGACCTTCACGCTGGACAGCAGCACCGCACCCACCTCGATCACGGAAGCGACATGAACGGCAGCCCGTCGGCAATCATCAGCATGGGGTTCGGCACCTGGGGAAGCCCGGGGCTGGTCCTTACGCTGGGTTATGGGATCGGGGCAGCGGTGGCCGAGACGCCAACACCGGTCTGGCGTGCGAGGCCAAGGCCTGAGACAATGCGAGCACGAGAGCGGCCAGACGTCGCACGAGGGAGGCAGCAATGATCGCAGCAGAGCGGTACTTGTGGAAACACCCGGACGAGTCGGTCCTCTTCGGTCTGGACTTCGGGAACCTGTTGGCCAGCGGTGAGACGCTGTCCTCGGTGACGGTGACCGCGACTCCAAGCGGGCTGACCATCGGGACGGCTGCGGTCCAATCATCGGCATTCATCGATGAGTTTACCGGGGCGACAGTGGCGGCGAATGAGGGGGCGAAAGTGCGGATCAGTGGGGGGACTGCTGGGACCGACTACGTGTTGAAGTGCACGGCCACGACGAGCGGGAGTAACACGCGGGTGTTTGTGGCCACGTTGCAGGTGAGATCGTCGTGAACATTCGAGACCGGATCAAAGAACTGCGGCGGGTGCCAGCGGATCAACTCCAGCCCAACCCGAAGAACTGGCGGAAGCATCCAGAGGCACAGGCAAACGCACTACGCGGCGTTTTGGCAGAGGTGGGCATTGCGTCGGCTGTGCTGGCCAGGGAAACGCCAGAGGGCGGCCTGATGCTGATTGACGGGCACCTGAGAACAGAGACGCTGCACAATGCCGAGATCCCGGTCCTTGTGCTGGACGTGAGCGAGGAAGAGGCGGACAAGATCCTCGCGACGTTCGACCCGCTGGGAGCGATGGCGGAATCGGACGCGGACGCGTTGCGGGCACTGCTGGAGGATGTGGAGACGGGGAGCCAAGAGCTTGCCGACATGCTGACAGCGTTGGCGGAGGATGCGGGGATCATCGATGAAAACAAGCAAGCGAACGAGTCGACAGCCGAAGAAATCAACGTTGATTCCTTCAACATGCAATGCAAGTGCCCACGGTGTGGCTTTGAATTCGATCCCCCAGAAGCCTGATTGTGCTTGGATGCTGGAAGACCTCAAGGCAGTCCCGAAGAATGGGCTGCGGGTCATGTCCACTTTTGCGTGTGGCGGCGGATCGTCAATGGGCTACAAGCTGGCCGGATGTGATGTGATTGCCGCGAACGATATCGATCCGGAAATGGCATGGCATTACAAACGGAATCTGAATCCCAAGCATTATTTCTTGTGCCCAATTTCTGATTTGCTCATGGCAGATTTGCCAAACGAACTCCATGAATTGGATATCCTCGATGGTTCTCCGCCGTGCTCTACCTTCAGCATGGCCGGCAGTCGGGAAAAAACATGGGGGAAGAAGAAGCATTTTCGCGAAGGACAGGCAGAGCAAGTATTGTCCGACCTGTTTTTCGATTACCTTAACCTCGTGGAGCGATTGCGCCCACGGGTGGCGATTGCGGAGAACGTCAAGGGGATGATTATCGGCAACGCCAAGGGGTACACGAAAATGGTGATGCAACGATTCCGAGAGATCGGATATCGGCCGCAACTTTTTCTGTTGAACGCTGCGGATTGTGGCGTGCCTCAGCGTCGGGAAAGGGTGTTTTTCTGTGCCTTGAGGGACGATATCAAACGGCCGGAATTGCGCTTGAGGCCGCAGCATCGATGGATATCCTCAGGGGAGGCAACGTCAGATATTCAGGAGTTGACACAGGCCGAAAAGAAAGACACGGCGCCAACACCACTAGATCAAAGGTGGTGGCCACAGATTAGCGAAGGTGATTCATTCGATGTAGCAACACAAAAAGTCCTTGGAAGGAAAACCTACTTCAACCATTATCGATTGGATTCACGGGCTGCATCGAATTGTCTCAAGGCTCAAGATTCATTTACGCATTGGGCAGAATGCAGGAAGTTGACCTTTCGCGAATGGAAACGACTCGGATCATTCCCGGATGACTATCACGCCAAGACAGACAAGATCGGCAAATATATGATTGGGATGAGTGTCCCGCCGAAGATGACGAAGGCAGTTGCGGAGGCAGTGATTCAGCAATGGTTGACCGAAGGAGGTGAAGGATGATCAGGCCAGCCGATGACAAGCCGGTAACGGGGGGATTGGGGGGCGGTGCGAAGCCGGCTCCCCCGCCAGTTCCCGCCGTGGCACAGATCGACCCTCGGACCCCGGGGAAGGATCTGCGGCTGATCGCGTCGGCTGTGCGGAAAGGCTGGGTGATTCCCGATGAGGCGATGACCGTCCTTCCGGCTGCATTGCTGCGGGTGGCACTGGACAGGAACGAGGAAGTGCGGGCGAGGGTGAACGCGGCGAAAGTAGTCGTGGCGATGCACGGCCAGAATGAGCCAGCGCCGGCGGCGGCGGTGCAGGTGAACGTCAACGGGACGGCTGACACAGTGGCGGCAATGCTCCAGGAGCCGGGATATGTCCGATGGGCACAGGGCGAGGCAGTGTCTGACACCGGCACTGTTTGCCCGGGCAGCAACTGACGGGCGGTTCTTGCTGCCTCGGCATGTCGCGGCAATCTCCGAAGCCATCTGCGACACCATCACCGGCAGGAGCGAGCCGATTCTGCTGATCGAGGCTCCCCCTCGGCACGGCAAGAGCGAACTGGTCAGCAAGTTCCTCCCGGCGTGGTATCTCGGGGTGTGGCCCGATCGGCGGGTCATGCTGGCAGCGTATGAGGCGACGTTTGCGAGATCATGGGGACGCAAAGCCCGGCAGGTGTTCGTCGAGTCGGCATGCCCGGTGTTCGGTCGGGGCTTGTCTGGCGACAACTCGGCGGCGGATGACTGGAGCACGACAGCAGGCGGGGGCATGTCCACGGCAGGTGTGGGCGGTCCGATGACGGGGCGAGGGGCTCATCTGCTGATCATTGACGACCCGGTCAAGAACGCGGAGGAGGCGTTGTCGGCGACGACCCGGGAAAACCATTGGGATTGGTGGCAGTCGACGGCATCGACGCGGCTAGAGCCGGGCGGCGTCGTGATAGGCATTATGACTCGATGGCACGAGGATGACATCTTCGGGCGGTTGCTGAAGGGCGGCGGGCAGATCAGGCGGCTGACGTTGCCAGCGCTGGCCGAGCCGGGCGACGTGTTGGGCAGGCAGCCGGGGGAGGCGTTGTGGCCTGAGCGGTATCCTGTCCAGCGATTGGAGCAGATGCGGCGGGAGCGGTCGGAATATTGGTGGCGGTCGATGTTCCAACAGCGGCCCGGGAAGTGGGGCGAGTCGAAGTGGGGCCAGTACCTGGGGGACAAGGTGACGGCTGCCAGGTGGCCCGATGCGTTCGAATTCGGGGTGGTGGCTGTTGATCCGTCCCTCGGTGCGGACGATCGGAAGGGGGACTACTCGGCCATTGTCTTCGTTGGGCGTGCCTCGGGTCGGCTGTGGGTCGATGCGGACATCAGGCGACGGAGCGAGACGGAGATTGCAGCGGATGCTGTGGGGATGTACGCGAAGCATCGGGCGAACCTGATGGTTCTCGAAGGCAACGGTTTCCAGCGGGTTCTCGGCGAGTCGTTCCAATCGGCGGCGATGGCGAGCGGGATCATGCTGCCACTCCAGACGGTCATCAACACCGGCAACAAGATCCTACGGCTGTCGAGCCTCGGCCCTCTGCTGGCGGCGGACATGTTCAGATTCTCGGACTCGCAGGGCTCCCGGCTGCTGCTGGATCAACTCGGGGAGTTCCCTCGGGGTGACCACGACGACGGGCCGGATGCCTTGGAAATGGCAGTCCGCACGCTGAACGGGATCGCGGCCACGGAATACGATACGGAGGAACTGGCATACACTCCATGACGCTGGGCCGGTATCGTAGTCTGATCGTGTGGTGTGTCTGCGGGCATCCGATGCGGGTGCGATCGTCGTGGGGCAGGACAGAATACCGCGAGTGTCTGCGGTGTGGGCGGAAGACAAAGAGAACGAGGCGAGACAATGAGCGAAGCGATTCAGGCACTGATGGAGGCGTTTGTCCCCGAGACGATCGACCGGAGGGGCTACCTGTACGATGACCCGACGTTCGGCTATCCGACGGCGGTCAATCCGTTCACCTCGGTCACCGATCGCACTGACGGGCGGTTCAAACCGTACTACGACAGCGAAGTTGACTTGGCCTACATCCGGGGGGCGGCCCGTAACCTGTCGCTGCTGACGCCTGTCGCAACGGCTGCCCTCGATCGCTTGGCGGAATACACGTTCGGCCCGGGGTTCGAGTTCACCGCACAGGGTGCCGATCCGCAACTCGTCGATCTGTGCCAGCGGGTCATCGATCGCTTTATCGACGATGTGGATATGGTGGGCAGTCTCGACCGGGAGTTGCATCACCGCAGCCGCGAGGATGGCGAGGCGTTCGGCTACCTCGAACTCGGCACGAACGGACGCCCAACGCTGTGCATGGTCGAGCCGGACCAGATCCGCGAGCCGGGCAACGTGCGACAACTTGAGGAGTGGTTGCAGGACTTCGAGGGGGTCACGTCGTGGTCATTCGGCGCGAGGAGCCCGGCAAACCGTCCCGCCGAAGTCCTCGGGTATCACCTGTCGCGAGATGACGGCGGGATGGATTGGGATTACATCCCGTCGCGCAGAATGCTGCACATCAAGCGGAACGTGAGCCGGAACGCCAAGCGGGGGGTCTCTGACACGTTCTTGGTGGTCGAGGAGATCAGCCGAGAGGCGAAACTTCGCAGGAACATGGCCGAAGGCGCGGCCCTTCAGGCGGCGATTGCGTGGATTCTGGAAGCCCCCCCGGGGACATCGCAGGGCAGTATCCAGACCCTCGGGGCGTCCGATGCCGTGGCACAGTACGGTCGGCAGGTGGTCGGCGGCGGGCAGAAGCAACAGAATGTGCAGCGGTACAAGCCGGGCACGATCCTCAAGCCGTCGCCAGGGCTGGTGTACAAGCCGGGGCCGATGGGGGCGGAGCGGAATTCCGGGTTCCTTGAGGTGTCGCAGTACGTGCTGCGGATCGTGGGGACTCGGTGGGCGATGCCCGAGTACATGGTCAGCGGCGATGCGTCGAATGCCAACTACGCGAGCACGTTGGTAGCCGAATCCCCGTTCGTCAAAGCCCGCGAAGCCGATCAGTCGTTCTACGCCCGCGAGTTCACGGCCCTTCTCTGGAAGGTGCTGCGATTCGAACACGATAGGGGCTTGTTGACTGCCCGACCGTGGCCAGAGATCGAGGCCCTCGTGGACATTGCCGTCCAGAAGCCTTCTGTGGCCTCTAGGAACGCCCGGGAACTGGCGGACGTGTCGCAGATCCAATTGGGGATGGGCGTCGTCAGCAAGCGAACAGCGGCACGCCAGATGGGATTGGACTACGAGGAGGAGCAGCGCAACCGAGCAGAGGAGGGACCGAGCCAAGCGCCGGCCCCTTCGATCATGCCAGTCAGAGAGGCGGAGGACAGCTACAGCCCTCCCGAGGCAGCCCGCAACAACGCCCGGAGGGTGCTGAAGTGGCGGGACGAGCACGGGGACGCAGTGGCCGGGATGACCCAAGTCGGATGGACCCGGGCCAATCAACTGGCCAGCGGGGAGAACCTGTCGCGCGAGACCGTCGGCCGAATGGCGGCGTTTGCCAGACATCGCAAGAATGCCGACGTGGCCCCCGAGTACGAGGGCGAGCCGTGGCGGGATGCCGGTCACGTCGCGTGGTTGGGCTGGGGCGGGACCAGTGGCGTGGACTGGGCGGCGGGAATCGTCGGGAACGTGCGGGAGTCGAGCCTAGACGCTGCTGTCGTGGCGGCGTTGGAGAGTGTCGCGACCATGCCCGAAGCGCGGGCCATTCTGGAGAACCTGAGCAATGCCACTGAAGCCGGGCAAGGGTGCTGCAACTGTGAAGGCGAACATCGAGCGGGAGATTGCAGCGGGCAAGCCCCATAAGCAGGCTGTCGCGATTGCACTTGCCAAGGCGAAGGGCAGCAAGAAGTGAGCGAACTGGCCAACCGGATGGGCGTAGAAGCCGACTTCGCACGTCGGCTGTCTCGCCTCACGTCCAAGCAGCGGCGGGAACTGCGCGAGATGCTGGGCGACCCCCCGGACATCCGCAACGTCTCGGAGGCCGACTGGAACCGCTGGGAGGAGGAGCGCCGGCGAGAGCTGGCGTTGATCCTCTTGGCAATCATTCTCGCCACACTCAATCAGCACGCCGAGGAGTTGCTTCCCCCGGGTCAACAGCCGAGCGACGAGACCCGCACACAGGCATACCGGCAGGCACTGCTACGGGCGCAGGCCATCGCGGCAGACTCGGCCCGTTCGTCGATCCAGTCGGCGAAGGAAATCGTCATTGCATCGGGTGAGCTGATCCGCACAGGGACGGCGGCGGATATCGAGGGCGTGCTGGCGTCGGCACTCGGCCCGGATCGTGACGCGGTGACAGCGGCGACAACGACGACTCTCGCGCAGACCGAGGGGACCAACGCAACCCAATTGCTGCTGGCAGCGTTCGCACTGAACCTCGTGACACGGTGGCAGACCGAGAAGGATGGCAAGGTCTGTCCGATCTGCCGACCCCTACATGGGAAGGCCGTCGATCTGTGGGACGTGGTGTTGCAGAATCTGCCAGGGCCAGGCGGTGGTAGGGCAATCGACGAGATCATCCGCAACGGTGGCCCGCCGGCGCACCCAAACTGCCGGTGTTATTTGCTGACGAAGGCCGAGCCCACGGCGATCCGCAACCGCGTTCTCTGACCCTCGGGTAAATTTGCCCGGGGGTGCATTTTGTATGAACGCCCCATTTTCCTAGAGCGGGTATTGCGGGCGAGTGGCAGTCGGTGACAATCGTTCTATGCGACTCACCGAGCAGACCACCATTGCCCCCAAGCGTGTCGACCGCGAAGCCGGTCTGATCGAGGGGGTACGCATCCTGGGGCAGGACTCGCGCAACGGGCGACGGTACAGCCCGCGAGCGATGGCCGAGGCTGCTCGGCTGTACGAGGGGGCTCCGGTGAACGTGGACCACCCCGCGACAGAACGGAAAGACCGACCACTCGCCGAGGCGTTCGGCTGGATTCGCAATGTCCGGCAGGAGCAGGGGGCGGTGTACGGTGACTTGCACTATCTAAAGAGCCATCCGCAAGCCGAGCTTGTGGCGGAAGCAGCAGAACGCAATCCGAACCGTATTGGCTTGTCGCATCACGCCGAGGGAACCGTCCGCATGGATGGCCAGAAGGTGATCGTCGAGACCGTCGAGCGGGTTCACTCGATTGACCTAGTCCAGACTCCCGCCACCAATGCGGGGCTTTTTGAAAGCGAGAAGCAACGCATGACGATCCGAGAGGCGGCGATGGCTGCGGGCGAGGAGAAGATCCTCACTGCCGAGGGGATGGGCGAATACGCCGATCTGCCGGTGAAAGAAAACGAGGATTACTTCGGCGCGATGGTGTCCGAAGTGCTGGCCGGTGACGGGGACCGAGCCAGCAAGATGAAGCGTATCGCGGCGATCCTGAAGGCGCAGGAGATGCTGCAGGCCGAAGACGCGGCCCCCGCTGGCGAGATGCCAGAGCCAGAGATGGAAGAGCAAGAGATGCCTGACGTGAAGAAAGCTGTGGCCGAATCGTTGGCCCCCGTTTTGTCGAAACTCGATGCCCTCGTGGAAGCCGTCACGGTGGTCAAGGCGGACCACGACGCCCGGCAGTTGCTGGAATCGTCTGGCCGAGAGGTTACCCCGGAGCGGCTGAAAGCCCTCTTGGCTGTCGATGCTGGCAAGCGGTCGGCGTTGCTCGAATCGTGGCCGGTGACGCATCGGGCGGGGCGTCCGGCTGTCTCTCCCCCGGTGGCTGCGGCGATGTCGTATCCCAGTGATTCCCGGCAGTTTCTGGCTGCCATTCGTTCGAACTAAGGAGGCCAGCAATGGCAGTACGTACTGACGGTTTGCCGGAGTTGCTGCGACTCCGCAACCAATTCACGACCCAAGACGACTTTCTCCGCGACGTCGATTCGGCGGACTGGGTGACCACACTCACCGACACGGGAACCGCGAGCGTTGGCGATGCTGCGGGCGGAATTCTCGCCCTCGTGCCGTCCGATGGCACTGTGGCGGACAATGACGAGGCATACGTTGAATCGGCCAACGAGGTGTTCAAGTTCGCGGCTGACAAGCCCCTGTTGTTCGAAGCCCGCGTGCAGTTCACCGAGGCCAACACGGACGACGCGAACATTCTCGTTGGCCTGATGGACGCGGTGGCGGCCGATGCGTTGGTCGACAACGGCGGCGGCCCCAAGGCGTCCTACAGCGGGGCCACCTTCTTCAAGGTCGACGGGGGGACGGTCTGGCAGTGTGAGACCAGCGTGACCACCACCCAGACCACGACCGAACTGACGGCGGCGAACGTCAACAATCTGGCCAAGCGGGCTGTGACTGCGGGCGGGGCGGCTTACCAGACTCTCCGCATTGAGTACATGCCGTACTCGGCCACCAACGCCTACGTGTCGTTCTTCGTCGATGGTGTGGCCGTGGCACAGCACGACTACATCTTCACTTCCGCGACCGAGATGCAGATTGCCCTCGGGGTGAAGAACGGCGGGGCCAATTTGGAAACCCTCAACGTGGACTATGTGGTCTGCAGTCAGGAGCGCTAAGCAATGATCAACGTACCCCAATTGCGGCGTCTCTTTGAGGCTGCCCAACGCGATGGCCAGATCGATCGGTTCAACGCCGATCTGTCGGAAGGATTGCGGAAGAAAGAGATTCGATTCTCTGACTTCTCGATCCGCAAGCTGTTCGAAAACTTTGTGCCGGACGGTCGTGAGATCGTCGGGATGTACGCCCCGGGTGAGAACGGGTCGACCGAACTGCGGGAAACTGCCTCGGTGGTGGCGTCCAGTCAGATCGCCAAGATCAGCGGGCAACTGCTCTACAATGCCGTGATGGAGGCATATGAGCAGGAAGCCTTCGTGTTCACCGGGATCATTCCCGTTGTCAACACGCAATTCAACGGCGAGCGAATTCCGGGCATCTCGGGCATCGGTGACGAAGCGCTCATCGTCGACGAAGGCCAGCCGTATCCGAAGGCTGGTGTGAGCCAGACCTACATCGACACGCCCACCACGACCAAGCGGGGGCTGATCGTTGAGGTCACAAAAGAGGCCATTTTCTTCGACCGTACCGGCGTTCTGGAAGACCGGTGTCGGAAGGTCGGTGAAGCCCTCGGGCTCAACAAGGAGAAGCGGGCCATCAATTGCGTGATTGATGAGACCGTGACCGACCACCGCTATCGCTGGCGTGATACCACGATTGCGACTTACGGGGACAACTCTGGCAGTCACACGTGGGACAATCTGGCGGCGTCGAATGCCTTGGTTGACTGGACCGACATCGACGCGGCGGAGCAACTCTTTTCGGAAATGCTCGACCCGGAGACGGGCGAGCCGATCCTGCTGAATCCGTCGCACCTGATCTGTACTCGGCAGTTGCTTTACACTGCCCGTCGGATCATCAACGCAACGGAAATCACGGTCACGACTCCCGGGTACGCCACGACTGGCAACCCCACGGAGACCCGGGGCAGTAACCCCATCACGAACTACACCATCGTGTCGACCAATCAACTGGCCCGGCAGATGGCGACTGACACCACGTGGTACCTCGGCGATCCTCGGCGAGCCTTCCGCTACATGCAGAACTGGCCCCTGACGGTCGTCCAGGCCCCGGCGAACAACGAGGCGGAATTCACCCAAGATGTGGTGATGCGGTTCAAGGCGTCGGAGCGGGGTGCCTTCGCGACTATCGAACCGCGTGCGATGGTGAAGTGTACTGCCTAGTAGCGGCGTGACGGCCGACACAATACGCCCCCGTCGGCCACAAGCTGGCGGGGGCTCTTTTTTGGAGAATGCAGCATGGCGAAACAAAAAGCGGAAGCGGTGGAGCAGGTGGCCGAGCCTGTCGAGGTGGTCGAGACCGTGGCGGTGTTGGAGGAGTCTCCTCCCGGCGTGCAGTTGCCCCGCTACAAGATGCGGCCCCTCGGGTCTGGCGGGGACTGGCGGATCGTCGAGGCAGAAAGCATCGAGGACGCCATCCGAGCGTACAACGGCAACGGCAACGGCGGGACGGTCTACACCCGCAAGAAGCTGGAAATTGAGGCGGTCTAATGGCGACTGACGCCGAGCAAATCGCGACGATTCGCAGCAACCTTCTCGCGGCATTGGCGACCGAGTCAGCCAACCCGAAGCCGAGCTACAACATCGACGGGCAACAGGTGGACTGGAACGGCTATCGGACTGCGATCCTCGGCCAGATCGCGAGCCTCAACACGCTCCAGGCGGCTGCGGTCGGGGCGTTTGAGGAGTTGGGCGAGGCCACGACATGACGTTGGACATCGGCGGCGACTACACCATCTTCGACAACGGCGAGACTGTCACCTTGCGGCAGATCCGCCCGGATGGTGCTACGTCGGTGACGATCGACAACGCTGTGGGCGGGCTGGTCAATCGGCAGCGTCTCAACGCGGCGGGAATCGACATTGTGGGCGACGAGAAGGGATTCTCCCTCAATGCCACACAGGCGGGTTCCCGTGGCGTGCAGGTCGACGACATCATCATCGACGCCTCTAACGTGCGGTGGCGTGTGCTGAGTGCGAGCCAGGCGACCCTAGACACGCGGTACACGGTCATTTGTCGGAGGCAGGTCTAATGCCAGCCGAGTTGACCACGATTCTTGAGACCGTGCAGGCGCAGGTTCAGGCGTTGAATCTGCCCGGCATCTCGCGGGCGAATGTGGTGATCTGCCAGAGTGCTGCAGTCGAGATTGCCCGGATGCCTTCCGAGCGGATGCCGGCGGTCATTGTCAGCCCGTTCGGGGCAGAGACGATCACGGCATCGAGCAACGTGCGGGACGACATCGTCTACCCTGTCCTCGTGGCCCTCGTGGCCTCTCTGCGGATCGACGCAGAGGAGCCGATGGACAAGCAGCGGCTGGGACTCGATCAGCGGTTGACATGGCGTGAGACGATCCGCAAGGCGTTCAGCAATCAGCGGCTGGACTCCACGCGGGGATACACGATGGCCGTTCAGCCTCTGGCGATTGTCGATCAGACGGCATTCGCCCGGGATCTTTTTGTCTCGGGGTTCGTCTTGAGGATCACCAACCGCGAGGGCCGGACGTGACCACACTGGACAGCCTGGGCGAGATGGTCGAACTGGTCATTCGAGCGGCCGAGCACGCGGAAAACGGGATCTACACGCAAGCTCTTGACGAGTCGATCGGGTTCGTCCAAGAGTTTGAACGCGAGATGTATCGCGAGCAACGCGGGCCCGATGGCGTGGCGTGGGCTCCTCTGGCACCGTCGACCATCAAGGCCAAGGGACACTCCACGATCTTGGTCGATACCGGGCGGATGTTCGAATCCTTGACGACCCCGCAGGGAACACAGGATACGGTGTGGATGACGGGGGACAACTGGTTCACCTTCGGGACATCAGTTGAATACGCCCACTTCCACCAGACAGGCACGAAGAACAAGGACGGCAGTCCGCGAATGGTGGCCCGTCCGCATGTCGGGGTGAATGGGCAGGTGGTGTCACAGATTGGCAACCGGCTGGCGGCAGCCGTAGCGACTCAATTTAGCGAGGGCTTGAACAATGGCTGACGCGAGCATGGGGCACCAGTCCCGCCTATCGATGGCGGCGACGGGGACAGCGGTCGGATCGTACACCGAGTCGTTCGAGTTCATCGCCGAGAGCCTGAGGAAGCAACAGGAGATCGTCGAGACCAACGGCATCCGGGGGACGCGGTCCATCCCGATCGAGCGGGCACGAGACAGCATCTATCGGGTCGGCGGGGGCATCCAGTTTCATGCGACCCCCTCGATGCTAGACCTGATCCTCCCCCGGATCATGGGTGCCAATGAATCGAGCGACGTCTTCGCCTTCGCCGAGACCCTCCCGGATTTCGACGTTTTGATTGACCGGGTGGCCAAGCGGTTCGTGTACGGTGGCTGCAAGATTGGCCGGGCGACATTCCGGGCCAGTGCGGGCGGCCCCTTGGAACTCGACTGTGAGTTGACCGGGAAGACCGAGGTCGTATCCGCGACTGCCTTCCCGACGATTGCGGCCCCGACTGACCCGCCCTACGTTTGGTCCGATGCGGTCTGCACGATCGAGGGGACGACGCGGACGGTGACACAATGGGAACTGACAATCGACAATCAGATCAACAGCCGGTTCGCCAACAGCCAGACCGCGACGGACATTCACACGGAAGGCCGAGACGTCACCCTCTCGCTGACGGTGCCGTATACCTCGGACGAGGTGGACTTGTACGGGATCAACTCCAGCGGGGCATCGGCGGCAACCTTCGTGCTGACGAACGGCAACCGGTCGATTACATTCAGTGTGGCGGCCCTCATGGTCCCCGATGCTTCTCCGGTTGTTGGTGGTCCGGGGGAGATCCTCCTCACGCTGTCGGGCAGTGCTCGAAGCAGCGGAGCAACGAAGGAACTCGTCATTACCAGCGACTCAACCGCATAAGGCGACACGATGCCATCCCCGTTCATTCCCGACGGCTACACCCGTGAGACGGTCATTCCAGCGTGCGAACTGTGGGACGAGATCCAGATTGCGTATCGTCCGATGGCGGCGGCTGACTTCGCCGAGTATCTCGCCAAGTCCAAGGGATTGGATGAAGCTGGATGGACGCGGCTGGTCTGTGATCTGATCGCGGCCAAGGTCACATCGTGGAACATCGCAGGGCCGAGCGGTGAGGCGGTGCCAGTGTCCGTCGATAGCGTCAAGCGGCTGGTCAATCCCCTCGTGCTGAAGCTGTGGACCTTGCTTTGTGGTGCGGTGGAGTCGGGAGACACGGCAAAAAACTAGCGGAGGGGGTGCGGTTGACGATCCTGCACCCCGAGGTAGCCCACCGCGATTGTCAGGACTGCCAAATGTACGTGTACGACGAGAAGACAGGGGATCGGCTGAAGATTCGCGGCGAGCCAGTGCGCCGGCCCGTCGGCAATCTCCCCCCGTGTCGTACCAGGGCGAACGGCTGCCCCAAGGGAACGCCCGAGCAATCCAGGGCGTTGACCGACCAGAATTGGCAGGCATATCAGCATTACAGCGAGTGCCGAGCCGTGGGCCAGTTCCCCGACGATCCGATCGTTCGCAGGAATGCGGCGATCATCAGGCAAGCGAGCGACTCGGCGGAGATGGAATTGGCCTTGCGGGTCGCTGGTCCAGTCGGTGCACTGATCGGGGGGCGTCGTGGCTAATCTCTCGACCGATGTGTTGATTAAGGTCAGGATGGACTTCCAGGCGTCGGCGGATGCCCGGAAGAAGATCACGGCGGACATTGCCGCGATCCAAAAGACCATCGAGCAGGCCGAGAAGCAGCATCTCGGACGGCTGAGGAGCGCACAGAAGAAGCACGTAGACAGCCAGCTTGCCGAGATCAAGCGCGTTGAGAAGGCGTACATAGACAGCCTGCGAAGGGTCGAGGCGGCCTACAACACCTTCTACCGCAAGACCGGGAAAGGCTTCGGGGCAGGGGCTGGCCAAGGCGGCGGAGGTGGTCGGCGTGGCGGTGGGGCTCCTGTTCCCCCTGGGGCCGTCGACGTTGGCGGGGGGCTGATCGTCCCGGCTGCTGTTGCGCAGGGTGGCGGCGGTGGTGGTGGCCTGCAGCGTGCCGGTGGCTTTGGTCGGTTCATTGACCGGGGCGGGTTGATCGTGCCAGAGCGTGGCATGATGGCGGGCGGTGGGTTCGGTGGTGGTGGCGGTGACTTCGGGGGGCTTGGTGCGAGGCGGTCGGGGGGCCAGCGACGGATCGGCGGCCCAATCATCATCGAGGTTGAAGCCCTCGCAAAAGAGATCAAGAACGCCACAGCGACAGCGGCACAGGCCACAGCACAGGCCAAGGCAGCGGCAGGCGGGGGGGCTGGTGGAGCGGCAGCAGCAGGACGAGCAGCAGCAGCCGGGAAAGGCTTCTTCGGCGGGGGCATGGAAAACAAATTCCTGTCCATTGCCTCTGCCACCATCACGGCATTCAACGCGCCGAAGGTTGTTCTCGGTGGCGTGTCGGATGTTGTCAAGGATCTGGCCACAGGCGGCGAGGAGACATTCGCCAAGCCCGGTCGACAGTTCTACGCGGCGTTGGCCGAGGCGTTTCCCAATGTCGGGTTCTTCGAGCAGTTCCGCAACGAGGAAGAGAAGCGGGCGCAATCAGAACGCAACACGCCACGGGCACGCGAGGAACGATTCGCCAACGTCCAGCAATCGCGGCTCGACAATGAGCGGCAGTTGAACCAGATCATCCTCGAGCGCACAAAGGCCGAGCGTGATCTGATCGAGGAGACACGCAAGCGGATTGATGCGGCCCGCGAAGAGTTCGGCCTGATGGACGTTCGCGAGAAACAGGCTACGCTGGACATCGCCCGCAAGGTGGCAGGGCCGGGCGGGGTGGGACAACTCACGAGCGAGGAATTGAAGTTCGCCAGGGGCAATGTCGCATTCCGTGGCATCCTGTCCGAGCAGGCACAGGCGGGAGCCGATGCGGCCGGGTTCGCCGAGATCGTCAAGCTACTCGGCTTGGATCGTAAAATCGCCGAAGCTGAGGCGAAGATCACGGCGGACATCAAACAGACGATCAGCGTTGACCTCGATCCGTCGCGGTTGGCCGATGCGTTAGAGGAGCGGATTGCCCCACTCGTGAAGGAGTTGGAGGAAATCACCATCAACCGCATCCGGGCACAAATGAACGCACAGGCCAATGAGGCAGCCGCATTGCGGAGGAGCGGTGTCCCATGATTCTGAGATACGGCAGCTACTCGCACCCCGACAACGAAGTCATCATCTCGATCAGCCAGCGGCCGACGTTCAATGAGGTCGGGCTTCGGTCGGGATACGTCGCGTCGTGGTCGATCCAGGGGATGTTGCAGGGCTCCTCTGTCTCGGACCTGTCCACCAAGATTCTCGCCCTCGAAGCGGCGTACGGGGCCGATGGGTTGGATCTGGTCCTCTACGACAGCGACGGCGTGACAGTTCGCCACGCGATGCGCAACACCGGCAGCCGGACGGGCGTGAGGATCTTGGATCTGTCCTACCCGACTGGCGACGGTGCCGAGTACGTGACATTCCGGACGTACAGCATCCAAGCCGAAGCCGAGTACAATCAAGACCTGGGCGTCTACTCCACCTCGGAAACATTTACGTTCGGTGGCGGTGGTCAACAGAAGGTTGTCATTCCGACTCTGTACGGCCCCCCGGTTGAGCAACTCGTGAGGCAGCAGACACCCTACACGTGCCAGCAGCAGGGCCAGGCGATCGGGGTCAGCACATGGCCAACGGTCCCCGGCCCGGCGTTCCCCTCGGCGGAACATCGCGAGCGACGACGGATCACGTACAGCACGCCGAGCAAGATCGGGCGGTTTGGCAACCAGATGTATGCCGTCTCCTGGGCGTATGAGTTCGAATCCCCTTCCCTTCTCTTCCGATACCCCAGCGGGTGATAAATGGCGACACGACGATGGACGGGGGCCGCGCTTCCCGTGGCACAGAAGGAAACGATCACAATCGGCGGGACGTGGGTCGCAGCCGATACGCTGACAGTCACGTGCAACGGTCGGGCAATCGTGCTGACAATCGGGACCACGGTCACCACAACGCAGATTGCGACCGAGCTTGCCGCAGCCCTCGGGAGCACGTCGACAGCCCTTGGTGCAGCGTATAGCGTGACCGAGCGCGGGCCGAATGTGGCAGAGTTTCGCGAGTTCGTGAGCGGTGAGACTGCGCCGGCTGCCAGCGGTTCGACCGTGGTGCTGATCGGCAAAACGAAGGGCAAGCCGTTCACGATCAGCGTGAGCAAATCAAGCACATCGGGGACTGTCTCGACTGCCACGACGATTTCGGCATCGGGCCCGAACTTCTTCAACGTCGCGGCGAACTGGAGTGGGTCGACTGTCCCCGTAGACTCCGACGACATCGTGTACGACTCGGGGAACGTCGATTGCCTGTACGGTCTGGCACAATCGAGCGTGTCCCCTCAGTCGATCACGATTACGCAGGGATACACGGGACGGATCGGGCTGCCAGAGACCAACGTCGATGACTCGGCATACCCATACGCAGAATACCGCGACAAGTACCTTGCCCTCGGCACGTCGTCTGACAGCGTAACGCAAGCCCTCACGATTGGCGGAGGGGACGGGCAAGGGTCGAGCCGGATCAAGATCGACAGCGGGTCGGGACAGTGTCAGTTGGTCGTTCTGAACTCTGGCGTGAGTGAACTGCAGGGCGTCCCGGCGATCCTCTGGAAAGGCACGCACGTAAGCAACACGGTAACCATCTCGAAAGGCTCCCTCGGGATTGCGTTCTTCGCTGGCGAGACATCCCAGATCACCACGGCAAAGGTGGGTTTCCGCACGAACCAGACCACGGATTCCACGGTGGTCATCGGGTCTGGCGTGACACTGACGACGCTTGAGCAGACCGGGGGCAACCTCACCACGAACAACGCGGTGACCACCACAACGCTGTCCGGCGGATCGTGGCGGCATGTGTCTGGCGTGGCGGTCACTGTGACCATCACCGGGGGATACTGTTCCTACGAGAGCACGGGCACGTTGACGACGTTGACGCTGTCCGGTGGGGAACTGGACTTCCGAGCGAACCAGCGGGCCAGGACAGTCACCAATTGCGATCTGTTCGCCGGCGCGACGTTCCGCGATCCAGCCGGGACGGTCACCTTCACGAACGGCATCGACCTGAACCGCACCAACTTGCAGGGCGTCACATTGGAGATTCCCAATAACCGACGCCTCACCCTGGGCAGTGTCTCGTGAATCACAGCTACGCCACCTATCCGGGCGTCCAGAATGTCCTCGGGGCATCGTACACCCTCACGCACGGCATCACGCCAAGCGTGGTGTCATTCCAGATCACGCCCCAGACTGCTGCGATTGCCCCGACTGGGGATGTGGTGTTCTACCACGGCACAACAACACTGACGATCAAGGACTGCAGGGCTGATCAGTCCTCAATGGTGCGGTCGACTGATGGTACGCTGGTGTCGTTCACGGCGGTAGATCGGCGATGGCGGTGGAAGTTCGGTGAGGTCTACGGCCATTACAACCAGCGTGATGCCGATGGCCTGATCGTCACAGCGACAGAGAAGACACCGCAGCAGTTGGCCCAATTGCTCCTCGATGCGATGGGGGAGACCGGCGTTGTCGGCGTGTCAGACATCCCGAACAACGCGCGGCCCGAGTGTGAATGGGTCGCGGACAATCCCGCCGAGGCGTTGGCCGATCTGATCGAGCCGTTCGGGATGGTGGTTGTCCTGCAGATCAATGGGACAGTTGCCATCAGGCAGCAGGGCGTCGGGGCTCCCTTGCCCGCGAATACATTCCTGATCGAGCAGGAGGTGAGCAGCAACCCCCCGGAAGTACCCGCGACGGTACGTATCCTGGGCGGCCCGAATCGATATCAACGGCGGCTGGAGTTGGAGGCAGTCGGCTACGATCTCGACGGATCAATCAAACCCATCGACCAGCTATCGTACACGCCTGCCGGAGGTTGGGGAAAAGAAACGCAATTCTTTTCTGGTATCGCGGCCAGTGATGCGCGGGCCTTGGCGCTTCGTGACGTCTTCCGGCTGTATCGCATCCGAGACATCAACAGCCCGATTTCAGCCCCGATCGTTTTGCTTCCCGGCCCACCGCCAGTACAAGCCCCGGTCATTCCGATTGGTCCAGTGATGCCGGGCCAGCCTGCCCCACTACAGGTGCAGCAACCGCAAGTCGGAGGTGTTGGATATTTGGTTCAGTACCTTCGCGAGATCCTGCCATTGGAGAAAGGGTTGGTGCAAACTGGTCCGGATGCCAACGGAATCAGGCGCAGACGTCCTGAAGCCGTGTACGGGGTATACTTTGTCGGCAACATCTCACTTGAGTTCCCCCGCAATTCTTCGCGAGCGAATCAAGCTCAGTGGAGATATCCCGGCCGGTTCACCGTAGAGCACGAGCTGGGAATGGTGCGATTCGACGAGCAGGTCGTTCGATGGGACAACACCACAAAGCAATTTGCAGCAGCGTTCATAGAGCTTGAATGCTCATTCACGGTGCGGCATCCGGACACCTCGGCCCACATGCGATGGAGCTACACCCAAGCGACTGGAGCGGCATCCGGATACGGCACTGAGGTTGTCCGCAGAGAGGAATTGGTCTGGGAAAGATACACCCGTTACGATCAAGCGGGATTGTCACTCGGTTGGCTAGAGAAGACATATGAGGCCGAACTCAACACCCTCAGCCAGTATTACGCGAATGGCCGAATTTCGCAGTACGTGACGCAGTCCGGGGCATCTGGGAAGTACGTCGGCTTGCAGGCGATCAATCCCGACGGTGCCATTCAGCAGGTCACATGGGAGATCGGCGGGGGCGGGTGCTATACCTCGGCCAGCAGGTTGTATGAGCCGTCCCCCTACGTCCCACCGTACAAGGAACGACGGGTGAATGACATGCAACGAAAGCAGAGACGAGCGGACCGAGACCAGCGGAGGCGGCGTCCATGATTGGGCTACTCGGCACATCGGCAGGCGAGAACCAACAATACTGGCCAGTCAGAAACGACAGCGGGGAGGAAATTCCGGCCTTTGCCTGCATGCGAATTACGGGGATGTTTGTTCCGTTCAATCAATTCGACGGGTCAGGCGGGATCTATAGTGTTGGGTATGCAAATATGGGATTCACTGTGAGCAAGCCGAACACTTACGGATCGCAGTATTCGCACTTGTTCAACGGGCCGATTCCGATTGCAATAAACTCCACTGGACAGGGCACTTTTGGCAATGTGATGATGGGCGGATACAGTGGAAGCATACCATCAGTCGGAAATCAGATTGGGCCGATCAATGGATCGTGGATGTTGAATACCACATCGATTGGATTTCAGGTTGTCGACTTGCTATCCAGCAGTACGGATGGTGGCCTGTCTCTCAATGTTCGCGTCGTTGCCAGCCCCGGCCTGTTCGCTCGTGGCACATATGATGGATTTGGGAACGCAACAATCACGGGAACAGTGCATACAGTCCCCGTTACTTACACCGGAGCAAACGGGGACCTGCTGCATCTGCACTGGCAGGGCTCTTGGTACGGGTTCAAGGTTTGACGCGGCGGTCCTGATATCGCACAGTCCCGTTGATCGACAACACGTCCCCACCCACCATCCAACAGGGGATATCCAAGGCGGCCCACGAAACGCGATACTTGCGGCCGTGGAACTCGGTAATGTACGTCGTGTCGACTGGCGGCAAGGCGGCACCCTGGGGAACCGTCGCCAAACGCACCACGCGGCCCGTAGACGCTGGCCGATTGACTGGCGGGACTCGGGACACACAAGCGGCAACGGCGAGGCCCAGGGCGATGCCAGTGAGGGCGGCGGAGCGGATCATCGGGACTTCCTTTTTTCGGGCACAGGGGGCGGCACAGGGGTAACGGTGGACTCGCCGAGCTGGATTACCCGGCGGACTGTCTGGGTGTCATCAGTGACGGTGATCTGACATTCCGGAACACCGTCGATATAGGCGCTGATCGGCAGGGGGTATGCAGACGTGGCCCACTCCCAGCGACCCTCTCGGCACCAGACGATGACATCGGTGCGGTACTCGCGGGCGTGGAGGATTCCGGCGGTCAATGTAAGGAACTCCTGCCGGTTGAGTTCGTCCTGCGGCGAGAGCAGGACCATTCCCCCGGGCTGGATGAATTTGGCCAACCCGGCGATGTGGTAGCGGAGGGCGGGGGCTGTCATAGCGTGGTTCCTGTCAGATGGGAGCCTGGGCCAGCGAGCGACTCGGCAATCGCGGCAGAGGTGACGGCGAGGTCGGCGATGAGATCCTGGATGCGGACCAGCCAGTCATTGTACTGGTCAACTGCCGCGTGGTAGTCGGCATCGGTGCCGTACTCGCGGGCTGCTGGGTGCAAGGCCAGGACAGCACGAGCGGCGTCTTGCCATTTGGCCTGAGCGTCTTCGATCAGGCGTTGCTGCCGCTGTCGGTCGATGTACAGCCGGGCGATGATGGGATGGGTCATCGTGCGGCCCCCTTCCGTGGGCGTCCCACTGTCGGGCGTCCATGCATCTTGCGAACCTCGGCGGCGGTGAACTGCCAGTCTCTGCCGACCTTGCGGCCGAGCCCGTGCTGGCGTGCGAGTTGGCCGACCTGCCTGGGGCAGAGGCCAAGTTTGGCGGCGGCGGTTGCGGTGGTGTAGGTAGGCATCAGGGGGCTTTCAGAAAGAGCAACGGGGACCGCCACAGTACAGAATCGGCGGCATCATGGCATACGCGGGGGTGCCGAGTCGCGAGACGAACTCAACACCGTCCGCACTGTAGAGCGAGCCGGGGCCGGCGCGGTCGTCTCGGATTACGTATTCGGTTCCCATCCATGCGGCTTCAACGTATTCAGGGAATGGCGAGCGGCGCACGCGATTGACAACCTGTTGGTAGAGGGACATTTCTTCTCCGTTGTGAACTCTTCAGTGGGGCTTAATAGTTGCCCCCGAGCCAGTCCCGGGGGCGTGTGAATCAGTTGTCGGGATCGCGTCAGCCGTTGATGTTCCTGCCGTTGGCATCCAACACCCACCATTCCTGATCGGCGTAGTACTCGTCGGCATATGCGTTGGCCGCCTTGTCATCTGCGGCCTCAAATGTCTCGACGATGTGCCATCCGCTTGGGGCGGTCGAGTCGTCAAACGCAATCTGGTATTCGTTCATCGTGTCATCATCTCCATCAGGTCAGAGGAAGCCCCCGGCGATGTGCCGGGGGCGGGTAACACACATCAGGAAACGTTATTGCGCCGTTTCCACTCGATTGCTGCCAATCGAGTACATTCCAATCGCACACAATCCGAATTCTTGCGCCACCAATAGTGGCCGAATTGATCAAAGCCAAGTTGACTTCCGTCGCCACTGGTCCAGCGCCATTCAATAGTCGACATGTCTCAAGACTCCAGACAAGAGGAAGGAAGCCCCCCGCGATGTGCAGGGGGCGGGGTGGGGAGTTACTTGGCGTCCGCGACGGCATACCACATGTCTTGGTGCCAACGAGCCCGCTTCTCTCCGAGGAACGTGACGTATCCGCCCGGTGTGCTTCGCGAGATCTTCAGCTTGCCGCGAGCGACGAGGGCGTTAATCGTCCGCTGGGTTGTCCCCTCAACCCACTGCACTCCAGCGGGATGTTTCACGCATTCCTGCCGAAACAGTTCCAAGGTGGCTTCCATTGCGGGGCTGAGTTTCGCGGTCACTGTCATCATCTCCCGGGGTTGGCGTCGTCCGCGTTGTGCGGCTGACATGGTGTATTTATATCGGCGTGCGGATGAGTTGTCAACAGGAAATCGGAAGAATTCCGAAGACCCCCGGGCCGATTCCCGGGGGACGTTGACTGGGTGGGGGCTACTCGGCGAGCCAAGCCATGTACTTCACGGGAATGTATCCCTTGCCCGTTTCCTCGGAGTACATCTTGAAGCCCTTGACCTGCACGGTGCAAAGCCCTTGGCGGGTCTTGCCGTTCCTCATGGTGAACTCAACGATGGGGGCTTGCTCGTCGTGGCCGATCACAACACCGGACAGCAGCCCACGCGAGGTGCCGAACATCACGTCAACCTTGGTGCCAATCGCGGGCATCAGGGTCGGGCAAATCACCTTGCTGGCCCGCCAGTTGCTGTAGTCGGACTTGGTCGAATTCCACACTTGCTTGGCAGTCGTCATCGTCATCTCCTCGGGTTAGTGGGTCAGGCGTCACTCACGTCTGATGGGTTATTTATATCGGCGTGAGGATGAGTTTGCAAGACACAATCCGGAAGAATTTTCCATTTTGTCGGGACCAGCAAAAAGGTTATCGGGCGTTCAGTTGCTGTCGAACGAGTCGAACCGCATGACGATAGTTCCGCTCCTTGGACGGGTGGTCTTTGATCGGCAGGAGACCACATATAGCCGTCTGTCTCGGCATCCCGCAGTGCAAAGAATCCCCATGGGGACCGCCTCAATGGTCCGGCCCGCGTGGTCTGTCAGCGTCACGCTGCGGCCGTCCCACATGGCGGCGGTGAGTTCGGTGAACGTCATCGGAGTTCGGCGTCCAGGGGGTCATTGGTTGGCGAGGATCGGGGATAGAAGGTGAACGTCTTTAGCTGCCCCTGAAAGTCCACCCCGACCCATATTCCACCGTCTGGCTCGCGTTGCATTGCAAACGGCACCCCGGGCCAGCCCTCGGGGAAACCGTCGACGGTGACGGTCCAGTACAGTTCCCTGCCGAATGCGATCGCGTCGGTTAGTTCTCGTAGTGTCATCGTGTGGGCTCCGTCTAAAAGGCGTAGATGATCTGCTTGTGGTCGTGTTCCCCGGAATGCGAATGGCCGACCCGTAGCACAACGGCTACTCGGCGATCCGGCAGCATGTGCAGGACTTCGGGGGTGCCGACATACACGGTCCCTTCGGCGTCGGTCATCATGACAGAGCGGCCCTTTTCCCAAGCGTCCATCAGTTCTCTGAGTGTCATCGTGCATCATCCCGAAACTTGTCGGCGTTGGCCTCGGTCATTTCCCAATGGTCGGTAGCGTGTTCGCGAGGATCATCGAGGAACAGCCCGTAAGCCATCGCTAAAGCTTTCTCTGGCGTGTTGCCACTGCCTCGAATCTCATAGGCCATGCCGGGCCATTCGCGATCCTGAAAGGCGAGAAAGGCCCGCCAGTCGTCGCTTCCTTTTTCCGCGACTATGATTTGAATGACTGAGAATTGGGGAAAGGCGGTCATCGCAATTCGGCGTCCAGTGGGTCGTATGTGGGCGAGGGGTCAAGTGTCATGATGATCGTATCGAAGCCACCATCCGGGCTGGTGCAATGAATTGCGAGCCGTCCACGATACTGGGTGTAGTCATATGGAACGACTTCGTATGGTTCCCCAATTCGGCAGCTTATGATCGGCTGGCGGTTGGCGATCATGTCACGGAGGTCGCGTAGTCTCATTGCACAGGCTCCAGCGTTTCCCCGTCGCCAATGAGGCGATACAGCACGGTCACCCCGTCCTTGTCCCAGTCGGCGAGCGTGATCGATACGACCCCGTCGAGCATCCGTTCGATCTTCTTGGGGAAGCCGATGTGTGTCGTGCCGTGCTCATCGCGCACGATGATGTAGGTGATGGCCTTCCAGGCCTGGGCTAACGCGGTGAGTGTCAGGGGTGTCATGTCAGGGGCTCCAGATCGGTTTCGAACTCTTGGCGGACCTTGTCGAATCGCATGGTATCGACCAGGCGGAATCGCACCGACCATGACCTGTTTTCCTTGCCCCACATTTGGAACAACGCGCCGACCTCACCCCGGCCACGATCCATCGCAACCGGCATCCCGCCACACAATGTCCCCTCGGCATCGTGCCATTCTACGATTCGGTTTTGAATCCACGCCTCTGTCAGTTCTCTGAGTGTCATCGTGCATCGTCCCGAAACTTGTCGGCGTTGGCCTCGGTCATTTCCCAGTGGTTGTCAGCATGGAATTCCGGGTCGTCCAGAAACAGGTCGTATGCGAGTTTCAACGCCTTCTCGGGTGTGTCGTCACACATCGAGATTTCGTAGGCCATCCCGGGAAACTCGCGATCCTTAAAGGTGAGGTAGGCTTTCCAATCGTCGCGACAGCGTTCCTTGACGATGATCTGGATAACCTCGAATCGCGGGAACACGGTGTCGGGCACCGGCTCAATTACGTCGCTTTCGTGCGAGACCATCGTATACCGCAGATACACCGGCTGATTCGGTGGGTCAGACAGGTAGATCGACACGATGCCGTTGGGCAGTCGCGTGATACGGCCCGGGAATCCGGTGTACTCCGTTCGGCTGCCATCGGCGTGGATGTGCTGCAGGGTGATCTGCTCGACGTTGCGCCAAGCCTCGGTCAACGTGGTCATCGTAAGTGCTGTCATCGTGTCATCTACTCATGTGTACGGAAGTCGTCTTTCTCTTTGCGCACCCTGCCCACCGGGATACTCCCTTCCCTTCCCTCACCATGTTTCAGTTACCCGGTCTGCTGTCGTCTCTGTCCCTTGTCCCGGCTGCCAGTCGGCTAGTCACCAGTCACAAGTGCAAGTCACACAACGCAACGCTAGTTCACTGATCTGAAACACGGAGCCGGTCGGTCGGTCGTTACCACAAGACATGGAACCGAATTCTCGGGCTTGCATGGCTTATGGCCCCACGGCGATTGTTGCTGGCGTTTCCACTTTGCCCCCGTAGGAGCCCCCAACCCCCGGGAACTTCCCCCAGGTGGTAGCCACCTCACCAGACCCGCCGTCAGCCTCAGCACATCGCCCCATGTCTGGAAGTGGCGACGCGGCCTATCGCGGAAACACCCGCGAGTGGACTGCCCAGAATCGAACCGGGTTGTACCGCCTATCGGTCAGTCCAAGAAAAAACCCGCTGGCTTCACCGGTGCATCGGCAAAGCTCAGCGGGTTGTTCAACGTCAATTTGTGGTCTGGTGAGATGCACCTCCTCAGACATCGGGCATTATACCGCCCCCCTGCCCCGAGTCAACACCCCCACCGCCAGGCCCACGGCAATTCCCACGGCCAGCCCGGCCAGCACAGAGGCGGGATCGAGCAAGACGGCAGCGGGGAGGGGCAACAAGAGGACCATGTCCTGATGGTACGGGACGCATTCCAGCCTAGGAAAACCGAACTGGACGCACTTCCGAGAATTCCGCGAATCAATTCCACCCTTGTTTTTCCGAGTCGAACGCGATCCGCCGACCAGAAACCGAGCGGCAAACGGAAAAATCTGTCGACGCAAGTCCAGGCCCGGCAGTGACTTGGGGCAATGTCGTGGAATTCTTCTGGATTGTTCTGGACAGAATGCGAGCCGTTGCTACAATGCCGACATGCCAAACGCGATGTGCGAGTGGCGAACAAGACTCGGGAGTGATGACAGATGAAGGACTGGCTTGGAACAGTGTTGCCGACCCCCGCGACGATTCGTGCATCGAATGCAATGGCCCGTAAGCGCGAAGCAATGCAAGAGCGTGTCGCGGCGACTGACCCTCGGCTGTGGAATTGTGACCGGCAAGTTGTCGGCGGTGAGGTGCGGTACTACGACACGACCGATCAATACGCGATTGTGTCCCGCGAGGGCAAGGTGTTGTGGTTTCAGGTGACCCCTAAAGGTGACTTCCGGATCTATCCGTAGTCAGTCCAGCCCTCGCCCCTCGGGAGATCCGGGGGGCTTCTACACGGATCGTCGGTTGTGAGAGTCGGCGGCGTCTCGCGAACGTTGCTGCGGACACACGCCGGGGATGGGCGGAGTAATTGCCCGCTGCCCTCGGAGATCTGGGTTCGACTCCCAGCCGATCCACTGATGTTTCTCTAACCTCGGGAGTGAGTGATGACGCGACCTGCATTGGTGAGGCTGCTGCCAGATCAGCAGTACGATGTGAGCCGCCTGAAACTGGTGTGTTACACCGATCCGGATGGCTGGGAGTACGAGGGTGGTGACTTGTGTTTAGGGGATTGGTTCGGTGCTGGTGGCAGGTATCGGTATCACGGTCCTGTAGATGCCGAGCCGGTGTTTGAGGCAACTTCTGTTTTTTCTCGGGGGGAGTGAGTGATGCCCCAGACAGTGACCGGCGGCAAGTTGACAGAAGAGATGTGGCGTGAGAGTGCGTGGTTCTTCGAGGAGTTCCGGGCGTTGTGCCAGAAGCATCGCGTCCGGCTGATCAGCCGCGACCTTCCAGCGGGCGAGACCTGCGACGAGCAAGCCGTCTGGCGGTGGGCTCCGACTGACACGCGGCCCGCATTCGAGATTGTTCACAGCTAGGACATCATGGCACACAAACGACCCGGCCGACCTCGTGAGCGTGGAGTCTCGGTCTACACGCGGCTACCTCGGCAGATCGTGACCGAGATCAGGCGGCGTGCCACAGCTGGCGGCGTGCCGATGAGCACGGTGATACGGAACATTCTGCAGGCAGCAGTTCAGGGAGGGAAGTGATGCTAGTTCTTACGGTGCTGGCAGGGAGTGGCCTCACGATGACTTTGGACAACGGCGAGCTGGTCCGAGTCAAAATTGTGCGGGTGACCGGCAACAAGGTCCGGTTGGGGATCGACGCCCCGCCCGACGTGGACATCCTCCGCGACAAGGTACAACAGCGGATCGACAACGGGGACAGTTTCGCAGTCTCGGGTCATGACGGCCCGGGCGACACGGACGGCCTGCAGGATGCGGCGGCCACGGATGGCCCTTGAATCTCAACCGCCTGCCAGTGAGTGAGCCTCAGAGCAGGCTGGTGGGTGCTGCTGGCGTGACGCGAGCCAGCCGAAAACGACGGTCTGGCCCGGATCGAATCGACGGCAGGGCGTGTTTCCAAGTTCCTCGGGAGGGTGAGTGATGGCGACGATGACTGAGCAAGTGTATTTCGAGGTGCGGACTGTCTGGCCAGACGGAAAGTGTTCGGTGGAGAAATTTGACAGAAAGCAGACCGCACTAGATCGAATGGATCTGTTGGCCAAAGACTTTGTGATTCGGTCAATCGATGCGGAGCTGCGGGTTGTGTACGTCTGCCACATCGAGCATGTGATCCATTCTGACAAGCCGATTTAGGGAGCCTACACCATGACAACCGTTCTCTCTGTGCTGGCGGCTGGCGTCCTCTGCGGCTGTGCCGTGGCCACGATGCTGGCCTGTCTGCGGATCTGGCCGGATTACGATCATTCGGAGGATGAGTGATGAGTGAGCCAGAGCGGCGGACCTTTTACATTGTGGAATACAAGTTCCGCAATTCGTGGACCACGTTCCATCACCCGACCACATTGAAAGATGCACGGCGAGTTGTCGAACAGCATCGCTCCCAAGATGATGAATTTCGTGTCGTGCAGGTCGACGAGGTCAGGACGGTGATTGACTAACCCCACTCGGCGGGAAACACGCACCAACGGCAGCCAGGGCCGTGCAGAGACTGGCAACGGATCGGCGGCGTGGACGGTGACACGCTGAAACCTAGATAGGCGATGAAGTCCGAAGAATCATTCGCAAACCTAGGCTACAGGCAACGGATGAAGCCAGAGCAGGTTCGATTCCTGCCCGATCCACTATTGCGGTCAGCAGCAAAGCGCACGCGAACGGAGTCGGACTCCCTAACGTGCGTGGGAATTGAGGGGTCCCACCCGAAGCCCAACGTCTGCTGTGGTGTCATCAGGTCGACATGGTGACATCATCCCGGAGCATTGCCGGGTGACCGCAAGAGATTTGGGGTCGCAGCAAGAGCCAGGAAAACGCTGACGACGGTCAGCCCGGAACTGGAGGAGTGAGCAAAGCCGGTCGTCAACCGGTAGCTCCCTGATGGGAGCTGTGGAGGTGCAACTCCTCCCGTCCCCACTGAGTGAGTGATGCGGTTCCTTTAACCTCGGGAGTGATAATGCGTCTTAGAACATGGCTGGAGTGTGTGCTGATTCTGGCGGCGGCCTCAGTGGCTGCTGCTGGTGAGTGGTCAGACCGAGCGACGGCGGTGGTAGTCGAGGCGACACAGGCGAGACATGCGGCAGAGAGCCTGCCGGTGCTGACCCCGTGGCCTCACTACGAGTGGCTGCGACTCGGTGCTCTGGCGGATGGCCGAGCAGCGACCGACACGGCTGCTGTGGGGGCGTTGTTCGCCAGCACGGCAGACGGATGGATCGAGCAATGCCAGACCGCATTGGCGGCTGGTGACCGTGCTGAGGCGCAGCAATGTGCCGGCCAGGCGAACGCGGCGGTGATCAAGTGCAGCGACCTGCTGACAGAGGCGGGGTCGCTAGCACGCATCAGCCGCAATCAGTCGACGCAGTGTTGGACGCTGTTGCAGTGAGTTTTCTTTTACCTCGGGGGTGATGACGATGATGGAAAGCATTGAGGATGGTTTGTGGCGCGACTTCCAAGAGTTGCTCCGCAAGGTCGAGAAGCTGGAGAGAGACCAGTGGATCGAACTGCCGGTGCGGGCGCGGCTGAGTTCGTTCTGCCAGTCCCTTATGACGGCGTGGTGTGCGTTCGAGCAATCGCGACCAGACAGGGCCAAGACCGACCACGGCCCGGCACCTGCCGACGAGTGGGATGAGGTGCAGCATGGCTGACATCCCCGAGCGGCTGGAGTGGCGGTGTATGCTGCCGGTTGAAATTCTGCGGGTGTCTGGTGAGGTGGTGAACTTGGTTGCCACCTACTATCCCGGCCTTGAGGTGCGACGAGACTTTCTGCCAGACGGAATTAGGGTCTCGGCCTTCAAGGCAGGGGCCATTCTTGATTGGGTCAGGGAGACCGAAGATCACTTCGTGGAACTTCTCGGCCCACATCATGGACGCGGGAATCTGTTTGGCTACGACCGCAAGACCAAAGAGGTCCGCAGTTTGTGGCATCACATGCAGTACTTGGGCTACACAGTGGAGGACGACGAGTAATGCAGACCAGTGAGCAGATCAACGAGCTGGCGGCGGCGTTGGCCAAGGCGCAGGGCCAGATTCAAGCCGCGACAAGAGACAACGAAAATCCGCACTTCCGCAGCCGCTATGCCGATCTGGCAAGCGTATGGAATGCGTGTCGCGTGGCACTGTCACTCAATGGGCTGGCAGTGTTGCAGGGGCCGGCGCTGGCAGATCGGGGTGTGTCGGTCACGACTCGGCTACTGCATTCCTCGGGGCAGTGGGCCGAGTCAACGCTCATCCTGCCGATGGACAAGGCGACGGCACAGGGGGCGGGATCGGCGATCACCTACGCTCGACGGTACGCCCTTGCGGCGATGGTTGGCGTGGCACCTGATGACGATGACGACGGCAACGCGGCGAGTCAGGCCGCACCGAAGCAGCAACCCAAGCCCGAGCCCGCCCAGCAGACCGGCACACGTCCAGCCCTTCACGACTCTCTGCGGAGTCTGCTGCAGGAGTTCCACTGGCCGGACGAGTACAAGCGAGAGTACAGCGAGAAGCTGTTGGCGTGGTTTGATTCATCACTTGCGAAGTGCATGGACGACCCCGAACACGCTGCCAAGATTGCGAATGAAATCGAGGCGGAAATCTACGACAAGCCCGGCATTACCCGTGATGTCGCCTTGCAAGACCTTTTCATCACGATCATGGAGAAGCCCAATGTCTGAGTACGTCCAGAAGCCCGGCACTTTCACGCTGTTCCCCAACACCTACAAGAAGGCCGACAACCAGCCCGACCTCAAAGGCAAGCTCGTCACGTTGGACGGCAAGGTCTACGAGATCGCGGCATGGAAGCGCGGCACGGAACTCGAATGGCGGTACACCGGCACAATGCAGGAGCCGCGAGCTAAGACCGAGCAACCCGAACAGCAGCAGACATCCCGGCCCGTCTCGCACTTCACGCCGGAAGATGACGCGCCTTTTTGATTGACGTTCTCAAAGCGTCCGCTACAATGTCGATGCCGTCTCTTACCGGCCCGACAATTCGACTTTCCCCCTCCCGGGGTTTGAGCCGCCCGACAGCGAGTAAGAGCGCTGTCGAGGCGGTTTTTTCATGGAGCCAACGTGAACACGATTTATCAACACCTGCCCCTCGGCAAGATCATCGATCACCCGATCAACCACGCTATCTATGCTGACAACTTCGACGATGATCTTGTTGAGAGCGTGCGGGTAAATGGGGTGCTGAATCCGATCACGGTGTGCCGACATCCCGGAGGTTCGTTCGTCTGTCTCTCGGGGCACCGACGACGGCAAGCGGCAAAGCTGGCAGGGCTGACGAATATCCCGGCAATGGTGGTCCGCGACGATCTGCCGGAACATCTCCAAGTGATCATGGTGATTGAAAGCAATCGCCAGCGGGACAAGACCACAGAGCAGAAGGCCCGGGAAACTGCCGAGCTTGCCAAGGCCCGGTCAGTGGAAGCAAAGAGCCGCATGAAAGCCGGGAAAAAGGCAACGTCTGACCCTCGGGCAAATTTACCCGAGGGTTCCGATGAGAAGGGCCGGGCAATCACGCAGGCTGCAAAAGAGACTGGGTTGGGCAGCCGGAAAACTGCGGAGAAGGCGTTGGAGGTTGTCGAGAAGATCGACGAATTGACCGCTGCAGGTGAGGCGATCAAGGCTGAGCAACTGCGCGAGGCACTGAACGAAAAGAGCGTGTCGGCTGCTGCCCGGCTGGCCGAGGAGATCGACAAGCCGAAAGATCCGCAGCCACAGGCCGAACAAGGCCAGTCAGTCCGCGATGCGTTCGGTCCAGTCTGGTTGTCTCTGGTGCCGTTGTGGGAACGGCTGGAAGAAGTCAAAGAGATTGAGAGCATCGTTCGGAAGCTGAAGGCGAAGATCAAGGCAATCAGTCGTGAGGCAGTCGGAAGCCGCATCAACACCACGCCAGTAGACGCGGCAATCCAAGCGATTGAACAGGCCCTGAAGCTGGGCGTCCCGCATACTGAATGCTTCAAGTGCCAGCGAGACGTCAAGGCGGATTGTAACTTGTGCCGTGGGTCTGGGTGGGTGAACGAATCAGAGTACAGCGGGCGACGAACAGAGAGCGGCGATCAGTGGTTGCGGGGGAGGGTGTCGTAATGGACGGCTTGGACCTGATCTACGACGCGGCAGAGGAGCTGCCGGAACTGGAGGAGCGAGAGCCGTTGTGTCCAATCGTCCCGGCGTGCGGACCTGGGCAAGGCGTGCTGACACTTCGCGACTATCAGGACGAAGCAGTCGATGCGATCTACTCGGCATGGCAGACGAACCGGTCTGTTCTGGCCGAGTTGGCTACCGGCCTGGGGAAGACGGTCATCGCGGCTGAGGTGTGTCTGCGGTGGCCTCGGGAGTGCGGGCGGATTCTGTTTCTGGCACACCGGCAGGAACTGATCTATCAGGCGGCAGACTCGATTTCGGCACACATGGCGATCCGATGCGGGATCGAGATGGGGCAGCAGTCAGAGATCCGGCAGGGGAACCTCTTCGAGCAATCCCCGGTGGTGGTGGCCAGTGTGCAGACACTGTCGCGGCTGACACGATTGCAGATGCACGCCCCGAGAGACTTCGGGTTGATCATCACCGACGAAGCACATCACGCGACAGCATCAAGCTACAAGACGATTTACGGGTGGTTTCAGCAGAACCATCAGACCAGATTCCTCGGGGTGACGGCGACACCGGACCGCGCCGACGAGGTGAAATTGGGGGAGATCTTCGACGTCTCGCCGGTGAAACGAGACATCTGTTGGGGAATCGACAACGGCTATCTCTGCGACATCAAACAGAAGTTTGTGTACGTCAAGGGGCTGGATCTTTCACGGGTGCGGACCGTCGCTGGCGACCTGAACGAGCGAGACCTCGAAGGCGTAATGGCCGGTGCACGGCATGACGAAATGGGGCTGGGGAAATCGTGGGATGAACTCACTGAGGAAGAGCAGGAAGCACGGCGACGGCATGAGGAGATGTTGCACGCGATCTGTGCGCCCGCTGTGCGAGAGGCAGCAGGTCGGCCCGGGATCGTGTTTTGCGTGACTGTCGCTCATGCTCGGGATGTGGCGGTGACACTGCGGGGAAATTACGAATGTTCCGCCGAGTGTGTGACACAGGAAACTACTGACGCAGACCGACGCGAGATCATCGGGCGGTTTAAGCGTGGGGAACTGCAATGGTTGGTCGGCGTGGGGGTCTTTACCGAAGGGTTCGACGCCCCGAACGCCGAGATCATTGTGAACTGTCGGCCCACGAAGAGCCGGGCACTTTACACGCAGATGGTCGGGCGGGGGACTCGGCCACTGCGGGGCGTGATTGACGGTCTGCTGACTCGCGAGGAACGGCGTGCGGCGATTGCGGCGAGTAGCAAACCGCATTGCACCGTACTGGATTTTGTGGGGGCGAGTGGCAAGCACAAATTGATTTGTACCCTCGATGTGTTGGGTGAGGGTTCCCCGGAGGATTTGCGGGAGGAAGTGCTCCACCGGATTCAGACCCTTTCCGAGTCGTTCGACCCTCGGGAAGAACTGCGGAAGTTGGAGGAAGAAAAGGCCCGTCTCGCCGAATTGGAACGCCAGCGACAAGCACGAGCGGAAGAGGATCGGCTGCGGAAGATGGCTGAGGCGGAGGAGCGGATCAGGCGAGAGCGGGAGGCACGCGGGCAGACTGCCGTCGCGACCTACAGCACAGAGGAGGTGGACCCGTTCGCCCTCGAAGCTCATTTCCAGGTGCCTGTTGATCTGGTTGGCACGCGGGGATCTTGCAGCGATAAACAAGTCGAGTACCTCGTGGCCCTCGGCGTCCCACGGATCAACGCGATGGCCTACAGCAAGCCGCAAGCCGGGGCCGTGATTGATTCTCTGATGGCCCGTAAGGGCGGGGAATTCCGAATCACGTTCGGCAAGCACAAGGGCAAGTCGCTGGCCTTGGCTGGCGAGGGGTTTGCGTGGTGGGTGGAAAACCAGATGGACGCCGGCCCGAAGAAGACCGAACTCATGAACCACATCAAGCTATGGAGATTGGAGCGGAAGACGTGACCGACGAACAGGCGGCCCTCTCTCGCCTTGTCTGGCTGCAGCAGAGCGGCGGACTATCGCAGGGGACCGGGAATCAGATCGTGCAGGAGGTGGCGACACAGCGGGCAATGCGGGCGCGGTGTCTGGCCCTGTTCAAGATCCACGAGCGTCTCGCCTGGGCGTACAAGCTGCGAGCCAACGCGACAACGCCAGAGATGATCGAAGCTGCTGACAGGTCAATCGGCAACCTGCAGGCGGAACTCAAGAATGCCGAGTCGTGAAAGGAGCGGTGAAGTGAGCCAACCAATTGAACACAGTCCGGGGCCGTGGTCGGTGGGATACTACCGCTACGACATCCGCAATGTCTGGGAGGATCGCGGAGAGGAAACCGCGATTATCGGGGCCGACGGAAAGAGCATCGTTGAGATGAACCCATATGGCACGACTGGCAGCGAAGGCGACCTGAAGCTGATCGCGGCTGCCCCGACGATGTACCGCGTGTTGCGTCAGCTGTGCAACAAGGGCGATGGTTGGGTTCCGCTTCAGGATGCGTTGGTGGCGGCACAAATGCTCCTGCAGGAATTGGAGGGCAGAGAATGAGCCAGTTGGAACACAGTCCAGGGCCGTGGCATGAGGCCCACTACAACTACGATCTGGACCCGTGGAGTGAGGGCCAATACAACTACGGTTTGGACGATTGGCAAAAGGGCGTTGCGTGGTGCATCCGCGATGCGCAGGGTCAAATCGTGATCGAGGGCAATCCACACAGCGGAGAGCCACGAGATGACAACGGCAAGCTACTCGCGGCGGCCCCAGAGATGTACCGCATTCTGAGGATCATCCTCGAAGACAAGCGCCGGTCCCTCGGTTTGATTCATGCGGACGCGATGGCACAAGCACACAGATTGATTCAGGAGCTGGAGGGCGGGTCGGATGCCGAAGCGTAAGCGAGACCGTGCGGTGTTGCAGCAGTTCGCGGACGCCATGAACTGCTGCGAGGCTGACATGTACATGGAGTGTTGCAGCGGTCGGCACGTACCGTTACACATCCACCACGTCCTGGGCGGGGCACACCGAATTGACAAGCCTTGGAACATCGTGCGGCTGTGCATGGACGCGCACGAGTGGTGCCACAGTCACCCGCAGGAGGGACGCATCCTCGGGTGGTACCTTCTCGATATCCGGGGAGCGTTCGATCTGGAGGCGACCCGCAAGGCGTGGAAGAAATGTCCCCTCGGTGTGATTGAGTATGTGTTGCCGACGATCCAAGAGGATTGGATTGTGGCGATGGGTGAGGAGTTGTTGCGGAAGCACGCTTGAAGCTGGCCGAGCGGCTGGCGGCGTGAGTAACCGAGACTAGGAGTGATGATAGATGAAACACCCACGAGCGAAGGGCCGACGCAAGCCCGGCGAGATGAACGGCACGGAACGGAAGATGGCCGAGCATCTGGAGGCAATGAAGGCCCGCAAGGAAATCATCGATTACCGATTCGAGGCGGTCACCCTGAAGCTGGCAAAAGACACGCGGTACACGCCTGATTTCATGGTGATAATGCCCGATGGTGAGATTCAATTCTGGGAGGTCAAGGGGTTTTGGCGTGACGATGCGAAGGTTAAAATCAAGGTGGCGGCAGCACTGTTTCCATTCGTGTTCATCGGCTGTCGATTGATTCCTAACAAGCGCGGTGGTGGCTGGCAGTTTGAGGTGTTTGAATGACTAGACAGAAGGCAGCGGCGTTTGGTAAACACTTGCGAGCGGTGCGAGAGCAGCAAGGAATGTCGCTGCGAAGCTTGGCCCACTTGTCCAAGATTAGTCTTGGATACATGCACCAGATCGAGACTGGAAAGGCAAGTGTGCCGACTCCCGAGAGAATCGCGACATTTGCCAAGTGGCTGAAGGTCGACGGAGACGCATTGGCTGCGGCGGCTGGCAAGGTGCCGGATGACGTGATTCAGGCGCTGGTCAAGAAACCTTCGCTGTGTGCCGTGGTGCGACAGTTGGCAGAGATGGAGGAGACGACATGAGCCGGAAATTGAAAAAGGTCCTGCATGCTGTGGAGGAGAAGCAGCACGGGGTGTGGCGTGTGGTTAAGGTGTGCGAAACAAAGAGACACGCCGAAAAATTCCAGCTTGTGCATCCAGAGCGGCGACAGACTGCGGTGTATGAGAGGAACGAGGAGACGCTTCAGCCGGGCAGATGTCTGTGGATGGTCGAGTCGCGGCTCATGTCTTCGGTGCTGTCGTGGAAGGTACAGGGAGTGTATCTGACGTTGCTAATCGCGAGGGCTACCATCAGCAGGCTAAAGCGGCCAGCGGAGGGCGGGTTGGCACACGAGACGCGGCTGTTAAGATTCGTCAGACGAAAGCAGCGTGCGTGGTGATTCAGCACTCACCGATGGCGGTGGGTGGAGTGTAGAGACGTTTGGCGGCCATGAGTGATGGCTGCCGGGTTCCTGATGACGGAGGGTGAGTGATGACACCAGAGCACGAACGCGGCACAGAGCGAGAGCAGCACGACCGGCTGCAGGCGGAGTACCGCTGGGAGGCGAGCCCGGAGGGCGAACTCAAGCGGGCGTTGTGGGCGGCCCAGGCGGAGATCAGGCGGGCGTGTGGCAGGCTGGCAAGGTCACAATCGCGATTTGCCATAACATGGGCGATGAAGAATATGCAGCTAGACGAGCTGGTCGAGACTGTAGTCTCGGAAATGTTGGCCGAGCGTGGCAAAGTGCAGCGGCTGAAGCAGCAGGTGGCCGAACTATCCAAGAATCTTGGAGAGTTGAGCCGCGACACCATTGCGAGAATGTCAGGCAATGGCACAGAGCCAGAGCCCCCCGACCCAGCCCCCGAGCCGTACCGGTGGCAGGTTGGCGACGAGATCGAATACAACGGCTGCACGCGACGAGTGCAAGACATTTCCGAAGGCTGGGTGTTTCCCGATGGAATTGTGTCTCCGCAGTCACAACCGAACTGGGAGCGTCGCGGCTGGAAACTGTACCGCAAGGCCAGCGACCCGCCACCCAGCCCGCAATTGCCCGCCGAGCCCGCCCCCGAGCCGTACCCGTGGCACGAGGGAGATGAGGTTGCGATTAATGGTGATGTGTGCCGCGTGTCATTGATACGCGATGGGAAAGTGTTTTTGACCAATGGCGCACAGGGCACTCAGTCGCAACTGGAGTCATGGTGCTACACGCTCCACCGCAAGGCCGGCCACCTGCCCCCCGAGCCGTACCCGTGGCAGATTGGAGACGAGATCGAATGCAACGGCGTCACGCGGCGGAAGGTCATTGACCGGAGGGAAGGCTGGGTCTTTCTGGAGGGTGTAACTTCACCACTGTCACAGCCCGACTGGGAGCGTCGCGGCTGGAAACTGTACCGCAAGGCCAGCGACCCGCCACCCAGCCCGCAATTGCCCGCCGAGCCCGCCCCCGAGCCGTACCCGTGGCAGGTGGGGGACGAGCTTATCCGCGAGGATGGCACCATCCACACAATCAGCCAGGTCATAGGGGGACTGCTGTGGTCTGAGAATAAGACGATTACGGCATGTGAGCAGTGGTGGCTTTCGGAGAACGGATACCGACTCCACCGCAAGGCGCTCCCCCGCCTAAAGCCACGGCACGTACCGCTGGATGAGGATCTGCCGGAAGTCCCGCCATTCACCCCGCAGCAGGTGGCGGAGTTCGCGGAGGCCACGGAGCCAATTGACGACAGCGTCAGTGCTGCTGCGGCGGATGAGGTGCGGCCATGAGCAAGCAAGATCGCGCAATCAGGCTGCTGAAGACCGTGCTTACCAACGCCGACCTTTCGGACATGTCCAGAGAGCATCAGGCAGCACTCGGCGTGATGGCCATCGCAGT